GAATTCGATCAATCTCTGGTTGTCGCTGCTTATCGGGAGGCGCTCGTGGCCCTCACCGGCAACCAGTAGAAATTACATCAAAGGACACCGTGTTCTTCATCGCGTCAAAGCTGATCGGAGCGCTTAGCCGAGCTTCGTGCCCGCGCCGAGGATCGAACGGACATCGGCTGCGAGGCTTTGGAGTACGGCGACCGCAGGATAGGTCCCGGCCCCGGAGCGGATCGTCGTCAGCCCCGGCATCTCGGTGCCGATCAGGAAAGCATCGACACCACCCGCCACAGCACAAAGATGCGCGTAGTGAAGCACCATCCGCCGCAGACCCCAATCGTCTGCCGCGCCGGTCCAGCTGACGCTCTCGTCTGATATCGAAAAGCTGGCCGGTGTCGCGATCCCGAACAGCGCCGCGACCTGCAGCGCTGCAATCGCGGTCTGATCCGCGGTGCCTGCAAATCCCGCCGCAGGGGAGCAGGTGATCCGGCCGCGCCAGGGGAAGCTGGGCTGGCCAATGCTCGCGGCATTGTCGCTGTAGGGATTGGGCAGGGCATTGCCGGAAGGCACATCCATCAGGATGAAGGGATAGAAGGTCACCCGCAGACCCCGCGCCTTGATCTCCTGAATGGCCTGCACCACGGCAAAGTCAGCCGGTGTGCCGCCATAGACCGGACGGTCCTCGGCGTCACGGCTCACCAGATAGGCATCGGATCGACCGATCCCGTTGACCGACCATGACGCGGGCGTTGTGGCTTTGTCCGGCACCTCGACGCCGGGCTGAACCTTGCAGCGCCCGGCGCGCAGATCGTCGCCGAACCAGGCCACCACCAGCGACACGCTCTCCACCGCGGGTGCCAGCGATTGCAGCCGGTCCAGCGCCACCAGGATGTCGGCGGTCTCGGGGATCGCGTTCAAATTCTCGACGCTGGTGGTGCTGCCATAGGCATCGGTGGCTTTGCGGATCACCTCGGTGGCATAGCTGAACTCACCCGAGGCGGGGATCAGGGTGACCGCGCGCACCAGACCTTCGGCGGTGTCGGGATCAGCCAGTGGCCGGAACACCTCGAAGGTCAGTTGTGGCAGGCGGTTGCCGAAAGCGGTGAGGTCGAGTTCTTCGAACACCACATAGGCGGTGCCACGATAGGCCGGGGTGTTCTCCGTGCCCATCTTCGCCAGAATGAACGGATCAGCAAGTTGCGCCTCGTCACCCGGATACCAGCGCCAGCTGACCCCGGTCATGTCCATGGCGTTGCCATCGGCCCAGACCCGGCCAATGCCGGTGATGGTGCCTTCGCAAAGCGCCACGGCAAAGGAGGCGTAGTACAGATACTCGGTGGTGTTGACCTTGGGCCCAAAGCCCTTGCCGCCGCCTTGGCTGGTCGTGTTGATCTCCTCCCGGAAATCCGTGGCCCAGATCACATTGCCGCCGACCCGCATCCGGCCAAAGAGCCGCGGGATCACCGCACCTTCGGTGGACGAGGTGATGCGCAGGCTGTCGAGCCGCGCGCCCTCAATCCGCTGCGCGGGCATCAGCGCCGAAACCAGCAGGCTGTCGACGACACCACCGACCGCAGAGCCGATCATGCCGCCGACAGCGGCTGCGGACATCCCGAGCAACGAGCCGCCGATGCTGGAGCCGATCGCGGTACCCGCCGCGCCGAGGATTAGGGATGCCATGGGGAATGTCTCAGATGCTGTTGGAAAGCGGGAACAGGAAAGCGAAGGCGATGCGTCGGCGCCAGACCGGGGTCAGGTCTTGTTCGACGACGCCGAGCCGCTCGCAGGCATGGATGAAGCTGTCAGGACCGGTGAGGATGCCGACATGTTTGGCGATGGTGCGCCCGGGACTACCGCGCCCGCCGATGCAGAACAGGACCAGCGTGCCGGGTATCGCGTCACCCGGGGCGATCTCCAGCATCATCCGGCGCGCGCCCTCCGCCAACACTTCGATTGGCCCAGTCTCGCCAAGGTCGCGGCTATAGGGCGGGATCGGAAACGGTTCGGCGCCCACCACTTCGCGCCAGACCCCGCGGGCAAAGCCGAGGCAGTCGCAACCCACCCCGCGCAGGCTGGCCTGATCGTGGTAAGGGGTGCCGCGCCATGAGCGGGCAGCAGCGATGACAAGGGCCGGGTCGGCGGCAGACAGCGCTGGGTCGGCGCCAGACGACACCGGGATCACAGCACTTCTCCGTCATAGCCGCCATCCTGACTGGCATAGCGCAGCACGGCATCCTGCCCCGGGATATGCGGAAAGCCGCGGAAGCGGACGGTGTTGGCGAATTTGGCGCCGCAGGTTGCGATGCGCTTGTCGCAGCCAGCCCGCGCGACAAAGCTGTCACCCGCAATAATGGCGCGCAGCGGTGCTTCCAGCAGCGTCAGCGTCGCAACGTCGCCCGCCAGATCATGGACCAATACCTCGACCTGCCGCCCGGCATTGGCGCCGCTGGTCCATTGCACCGTCCCTGATGCGAACCAGTCTGCGCTGAATCCTGCCAGTCCGAAGGCCGTGAACGCACGATCCCGCAGCAGGCCGGTGACGGTGCCATTGCCCTTGGTGGCAGCACTTTCCAGATCGATGCCACAGCGGGCATCGCCCAGCGCCGCATCGCAACTGGCCTGGAACGTGCGCCCGACGGTCTGGCCCAGCACATGGGCAAGGCTGCGAACCTCTGCGACAAAGGCCATGCGCCCGCGCCGGATTTGGCCCACCGCACCCCGGCGCAGCAAGACGCGCTGGCCCGGGTCAGCCCAGTTCACCCGCCACAGTTCCACCCCGGCATTGTCCCAGCGCCCGTCAATGATATCGGTCTCGGTGATCCGGTCCGAAGTCAGCACGCCCTCGGCATCCTGCGCATCGACCGCGAGGTCAGAGCCAGACCGCACTTCCGAGGCGGCAAAGCCGCTTTCGGGCTCAAAATCGGTGGCGTCGAACACCAGCACCCGGTCGTGGTCGGTGAAGCCCAGCGTCACCCCGTCGGCACGGGTGATGCGCCAACACCAGGCAAGGGTGGTGGTGCCCTCGTCGAGATGGGCTTGCAGCGCGGGGGGGAGCGTCTTCATCGCCCCTCCTGCCGGAACCCGCGCTCAATCCGGTCACGCAATCCGATCAGCCCGAGCCCGAGGGTGATCAGCGTCATCGGGGACGCATCGCCCGCCCCGGCGAGGATGGCGACAAGGCGGGCCAGTTCGGCAAGCTGGCCTTGGTCGGGCAGCAGCAGCGCGCCGCTGCCGGTCAGCACGGCAAGCAGCCCCGCCCACCATGTCAGCGATGTCGGTTGAAAATAGCGCATGGGTCAGACCCTCGGTATGAGGTTGGAGAAGAATGCAGCAAGGCGTGCGAACCAGCTGGTTTGCGGCATGGACGCAGGTGGCGTTACCGGTTCGGCAGGCATCGATGGCGGTACCGGCACGCGAGTCGGGCGCAGCTGAGCCAGCGCCTCAGTTTCTGTCAGGCGACAGATCGGCCGCGAGAAGTCCACTCGTCCATTGCGGTCGACCGCCCAGACCGGGATCGTGCCGTTTGGATAGCGGCCATGGCGGAACAGATCGCGCTCGGCCTCGCGGCGCGGCCGGACCGCGGTGGGACGAAGCCAGCCCATGAACCCTTGCGTGGCGGCGGCGCGGTTGCCTGCGTTCAGATGACGGGTCAGCGACGCCTTGGCGATGCCGCCGGTGTTATAGTGAAACGACACCAGCGCATCGAACTCATGCGGCTCCAGCGGCACTTTCACTGCGCGCAGCACCTCAGCCTCGTAAGCCACGATGTCGGCGCGGAAGAGCCGGAACGCCTCGCGGATCCCGGCGTCCAGATCGGCGGGCATGCCGCGCGGCATGCGTGCCGGATCGGGCAATCCGGCCTCAGCGGTGTGGCCGATGCCGAAGGTCCAGACGTTTTTGACATCAAGATAGGGTCCGGGCACGAGTCCTTCGTGCCGGACAAGGGCCAGCAGGCCCCGGTCTGTCATGTGCATGGGATCACCCGAAAAGTGAGAGGAACAGAATGAGGGCAGCGACAAGGAGGCCGATGCGCAGGCGGTGGCCGAAGGTTTGTTGCGGATCGGTAGTGTCACAGCGGATGGAGCGCGCAAGCCGGAGCAGTTCATGCATCGGTGTCGCCCCCCTTGCCGCCGCGCAGGCGGGCGAGGACGACTTCGATGAAGGCCGGACCAAAGACGCCGACCAGATAGGCGGCCGAACCTGCTGCACCTCCGGCCGGGATGGCCTCGGGCGGCAAGCCAAGCCAGCCTGTGATGATTGCCATGGAGAGGCTGCCCATCCCGGCCGCGATCAACCCGCCCAGAAGAATGTGGCGCACGGCATCACGCAGGCGCATTCGCGTGGTCAGCGCATTAGTCGCCCCGCCAAGCGCGCCCCAGGCCGCCAGGATGACGGCGGTGGAGGTTGCCAGATCGCGCAGTACGGCGGCGACAAAGCCGGATTCTTGGTTCATCGCCGGATCTCCAGCAGCGGAATGGATGTGATCGAGCCGAGCCGTTCGATATCGAGCGTGACATCCAGCATGTCGCTGTCGAAACGGACCGGCACGTCGAACTCGAAGCCTGCGGTGATGGCGACACCGGCGCCGGGCGGGGCTGCGAAGCTGATCGTGCCGGTGCTGGTGTCGACGGACCAGCCGGTCATCTGCTCGACCCCGTTCAGCGCGACCCGCACAGAGCCTGCGACCGGTTTGGCGATGGCGCGGGTCCAGCTTTGCGCGCCGGATATGTAGCGCTTCAACAGCGCGAATGTGGTGACGGCACCATTGCCGGTCCCGATCTGCTGATCTGCGGGGGTGATCTCCTGCGAGGGCAGGCCGGAGCGGTAGTCGGCCCAGTCCTTGAAACGAAACCCGTGCAGGCGACCGTTGCGGGCCTCGAAGAAAGCGACGACTGCCGCCAGATCATCGGCGCGGCGGATGCCGTAGGCAACATCATAGCGCCGCCGCGAATTGGCCCAACTGGCATTGCGCTCCTCATCGCCGCTTGCCAGCTCCACGATCT